TTACGGGTACATTAGCCCTAATGACTTCAACCTATTTGCCAAGCAAGCACAGCTAGACATCTTTGAAAATTACTTCTACAGATATAATTACCAGATCTTGAAAGAAAATGCTAGAGAGTCTGGTACTGGGTATGCTGATATTAAGAAGCAATATGAGGAAGTTATTGACTCATTCTCAAAAATAGTATCACTTACTAAGACGTCTGGAACGTTTACTCTACCTACTGATTATTACACTATTGTTAGAATAATCCATACAAACGGTGTAGGAAAGATGGTTGAAGTAGAGAAGGTTCCTATTGCTAGAGCTCAACAGCTTTTGATGTCTAACTTGACTCAGCCAATTGAATTGTTTCCAGCTTACGTACAACTTGAAGATAAGTTAACCGTTTATCCTGACACAATTTCAACTGGTGTTTCTTGTTACTACGTTAGGTATCCTAAAGATCCTAAGTGGACATACACCCTGGTTTCTGGCGAACCATTGTTTAACCAAGGAGCCGTAGATTATCAGGACTTTGAGTTACCACTTACGGATGAACCGACTCTTGTCGCTAAAATTTTGCAGTTTGCTGGAATGTCAATTAGAGAGATTGAAGCTCTTAACTTTGCAAATCAGCAAGAACAAACAGAAATTGTTATTGAGAAATAATGCCACTATACAACAAATATCTATCTGATCTTCAGTACTATAGCAACAATGGAAATACACCAGAGGATGCTAACTGGGGATCTTATCAGTACGTATCTCTAGAGGATATCGTCAATAACTTTATGTTGATGTATCAAGGAGACCATGAGCTGATGAATAACCTGAACAGGTATAAGATTTTATTTTACACGAAGAGAGCTATTCAAGAATTGAACTACGATGCGATGAAGGAGATTAAAGTCCTTGAGCAGAAGGTGGGTCCAAACTTGAAATTTGTTTTGCCTTCTGACTATGTGAACTGGGTTAAGATCTCTCTTTACAAGGATGGTCTAATTCTTCCATTGACTGAGAATATTCAGATAAACTCAGCAGTTGAATACG